GAGCTCACAATGAGCCGCGACCGTCTCGAATTTCTGATCTCTGAAATCGAAGACGACATCATGACCATTGACGAAGAGCTTGATAACGAAGAACTCTCATTCTTCGAGACGAAAAAGCTCGACGCTCGACGCAACGTCCTCGATAATATCAAGGACGAACTCGAAAACATCTTCGCCGAAATTGACGGGACCGTCTACAACGTCCCCGCCGAACTTGAAACCCTATCCTAACCCTATGTACTCACATTCCAAAACCAAAAAGCACATCATCGTCTTCGTGCGCGGCGGCGTTGTCGATCACGTGTTCAACGTCCCTGAAGGCCATGTTGTCGAAATCTATGACGTAGACGATATCAACGATGAACTCGAAACCCTGCAACAGCCCTTCAACCCCGGTTGCATTGTCAATCACGATCACGTCGAGCACCCCGCTGATTGCGAGTGGCACGATTAACCCGGCGCCCTTCTATGCCATCTAACCTCATCGGGTCCGTCGCATTCTATGCGCTGATCCCTCTCGCCCTCATTGCCGCGCTCATCTGTCTCGCGTCTGGCGCCGCAAGTGCCACACCGATCCGCCCACGCCGGGCACACCCCCTCCACACGAAGGTCCCGGCAACGCCGCGCACCTTCACCCATCTTGCAACCTGGAAGACCGTCAAGCAGGCGGCACGGCGCCGGGAACAGTGGACGTTCGCACGATCCCTCACCCTAACCAGCCTGTTTGTCCTCGGCCTGCTCGCAACGGGCTATAACGCGATTTAAGCCACACGAAAGAGCCCTATGGGGCTCTTTTCGTTTTCACTATCAAAACCCCTCCTAGCCCCGCACAGTGCGTCAGGCGCCCTCCACACGTTCCACTGCACCCTCACCAAAGCCTATCTCCCACTTCCCGCGCCTCCGCCTCCGACAATGAGCCCCGTGCCTTCCGCTTCAAACGTCGCGTCCACTCGGATATCGGGATTCCATATGCCCGTGAGGGCATATGCTGTCCGCATTGCCAGGCCACAACGATAAACGCTGGCACCCCCTGCATCACAAAGCTATCAAACGGCTTATACCCCATGCCCATATCGCTGATCTTGTATGCAAGGGGTTCTGTGGCACCTGGACGGCTTGCCACGCGCTCCAGGGCCTCCACTTGACCCTCCGACACCTTCGAATGCGGGAGCGGGGTAGCGCACTCTTCCTGCGCCCTCTGTCCATATCCTCGTGCGTAGCTGCTCACCTTCGCACACCGATCGGGCGTTTTGCACACCACCAGCTTCAATTCAAACGCCGCCGTCCATACCCTCGTGCGCAGACGCCAGGCGTACCCGTGTGGGCTCTTCAGCCAGGCGTTGAATTGGGTTTGAAACTGGGCTTCGGTCTTCATATTTAGATTTAACGCCATCTTATCTTTTCTCCGTGAATAAAAATACTGTCTCTTCATACAATCGGGTAGAACCGAAACAACTAGGAACGTCTCGCAGAGCGGGGGTGGCGCCATAGTAGCAGCGTAGCGTCCGCTACTATGGCCCCCCCCCCCACAAGAGGTTCCTTGTTCGTCGTGGGCTGGGCTCCCTAAGTCCTAAGCCCACAAAAAGAGCCCACAACGCAACCTAGCCAAATTTTAGACCATCCTCCTCAAGTCGTGGGCCCCCTCAAAAAACCAGCCCACGGAGAGCCCATGGCCTGGGGATAACTCAAACAAAAACGCCGTTTGACAGCTCGTGCCAGACGGCGTTATTGTGTCTTTGGAAAACAAATTGACGGTGGTATCTTAACAGAGATACCGGACGCCGTCAAACTCTTTTGAACAGGCGTTATTTTTGTCTCTGTTTTTATGAATTTGAAAGCTGCTTCGCCACCCATCCTTCTTACCGCGCATGACTGGTATGCGGGGATCGGAATCCGGACCTTTCCGGTACGATTGAAGAAACCTGTCTTTACTGGCTGGCAGACAGAAGACTTTTCAAAACTATCGCAGTGGTCGGGAGCTACAGGGATCGGGATCGTGGTGGCGGAGGGGTGGTGCGTGGTGGACATTGATTTGCATGTGCCGGGGTGTGCGCGCAAGGGACGAGAGAGCGAGGAGGGGGGAGTGTGCGCCTGCGAATCGCCGGACGCGATTGCGAGACAAATCGGAGGGTCGAGCGTCGTGTGCCGGACAGGGTCAGGTGGGCTCCACCTCTACTTTCAGGACCCGACGCATGCGATTCCCTGTTCGACCCGAGGGATTCACAGGCAGGTAGACACGAAGTCACACGGCAACGGATACGTGCTTGCGCCTCCATCTTTTCATGAGCAGGCGGGAAAGTTCTACACCTGGGAATCCTATCCCAACGGGGGACCTGACTCCTTTCCGCAGGTTCCGGCGGTACTTCAGAAGGCGTTCTCCCTTGCTCGTCGAGCAAAGAAAGACTACCGCGCCATGTTTATAAACGGCTCCGCGGACGGGGATCGTAGCAAAACCGCCGCATCCCTTGCGGGATATCTTTGGACGATGATGGCGCCGGTGTCTCCGAACGATATCACGGAGGAGCATCTGCACTTTCTTGAGGCTGTCCTTAGAAACTGGGATACGCGCAACCGCCCGCCGCTAGGCGAAGAGGAAATTAACCGCATCGCTAAATCAGTTGGGAAGACTCGGTATGACAGACTCTGTGCCTCCTTCGATCGCGAGATCGGACGGAGCTGACGAGGGGGACGGGGGCAATTCCGAGGCGACCTCCTTCCTCGATGTTGCTGTAAAGAAAAGTGTTGAGAAGACAGAGCCGAAGTTTGCCCTCCTTGAGCGTCGAGACCTGCTTGCACAAGATATTCCCGCGCCGTCCTGGATTGTCCCGAACCTCATTCCTCGTGCGGCACTTGTCTTCTTCGCGGGTCGTCCAGGTTCCTATAAAACATTCTTCGCGCTCAAGGTCGCTTGTCGCTTGAGTGAGGGGAAGAGTTTGTTTGACGCGATCGAATGCACGGAGGACGCGACTGAGTATGCGGCTCCGCTTCCGACGGGGAACGTCCTCTTCATCGAAGAGGAGATGAACATCGTGCTCATGCATGATCGTCTGAAGAGGCTGTCTTCGCCGCCACCTGACGAAGCCTCGCTCTACTTTCTTCTCTCGCAGAACGTGCAACTGAATCGCGAAGAAGACGTTCGGCGTCTGCGCGAGCTCTGTATCGAAAAGAAGATATCGACAATTTTCATGGACCCGTTCTCGTCCATCGTCGGGGTTGATGATGAGAACGACAACGCAAAAGTCGCACGAGTGTTGACCCTCCTGCGGAACACGCTCATCGACGACGTTGAACTCGCGTGCACCGTCGTCCTCATCCACCACCCAGCAAAATCGGAGACCGGATCTGAGTCATCTTTACGTGGGGCGGGAGACATCACCGGCAAAGCAGACCATGTCCTCAAGTTCTCAATCGATAAGACAACACGAGCCGTCACGGTCTCTGCGCTGAAGTCGCGGCAGGTGGACCTGAGTCAGGTCCCAGACCTAGAGATTTCGTTCCGGAACTTTACAACCCAGGAGGACGACGAAGAAAAAACGCGGATAGAGGTCGTGCTCACGAAGGTTACGCGGGAGAAATTCTCTGACGGGGACCTTGAGCGCGACACACTTGTCGATCGCATCGAACAGGAACTTGCCGTGATGATAACCGCGAAACAAAAAGACGTTGTCGATGCATTAGGACTCACGTCTCGTAGCGGCGCATTCAAGGACGCCTGGAAGAAGATGGTTGATACCGGTCAACTGATTTATGATCAGAAGACAAAGTCTTTTTCCTTAAAATCCAAGCCCCTATCATCCAAGGAGGTGTCGCGTATCTATGCGTCAGGCGAGGTTGCGGCTCCACCGCTCGGAGGTATTGATTAACCTATGTTCTTCAAAACGATCCGCGCACGCGCAACGCTTCCCTCCGCCTGTTGTCATGCGCCCATCAATCTTCACACAGGCCACCTCCACGGAGCGCACGTGCTCTTTCGTCTCTGTTCACGCTGTCACGCCTTTCAAACAGACCGACCCTTACGCGCCGTCCGCGGATTCGGGTACGGATCTAGGCTCACAAAGATTCAGATCACGCTCCACACCTCCCGAACTTATCCACAGGATTCACCCGGATAGCCGGGTGCTGTCCCTTGACAGAATGTGCTGTCTTCTGGTATGTTTGCACTATCTATGATAGAACAAACATCACAGAAATCCAGTGCATTACCAGAGGCTACAGGGCCAATGAATCCTCTCTTGCAGTACAAGGTGGTAACAGGGCAGACCTGGCGCGAAGTCGCAGAGCGTGCAAAGATGGGTGTGGCGCAGGTCCATAAGATCGCGAAGCAGAGTCCCGACAAGCTGCAGAACTTCGGCCTGATCACGCACATCAAACTGAAGCGCAGACTCGGAGTAGACATCCTCGCGTGGGTAGAAGCAGACACGATCCTCATGAGCGACGCGAAGGATACAGAGAAAACTTATTAACGCATAACGCGAAACGCGTATGTCGAAAGAAGCGAAGGACGGCGCAGCAGGCGCAGCAGGAAGCAGCGACGCAGAGTTGTTCGACGATAAGAACGTCGTCACTTCCAAATGGTGGAAGCCGCAGAATCCAGGAGACAAGGTCTCTGGATATCTCGTCGACAAAAAACTGAAGCCGAACACACTCAAGGACAAGTCGGGCAAGACTCTCCAGGCAATCTATGTCCTCATGCAGGAAGACGGTACGGTAGTGAATGTCGCGGGACGTTCGGGCAATCCGCAGGTGATCTCTGGACTCGAGTCTTGCAAAATGGGACAGCTCGTCGGGGTGAAGTTCATCGAATCAAAGCCGCACTCTACCGCCGGCTACAATGACATTAAAGTGATCAAGGCGTTTGCTCGCGACATGTTCCGTCCGGAGTTCGTCGAGCAGTACAAAGGCGGCGGCTTCGCTGACCCAGAGGGAAGCGGTGAGCCGTTTTAGAGACTCGTGAGTTGATCTCAGGGATGCGTAGGCATCCCTGTAATCAGCTTACGATCGCCCTCATCCTCAACACAGAATGTTCTATGTCCGCCTGGCAATTGACGAGTGAAGAATATGAGCGACTCCGACAATCCGCCCTCGACGGCGTCAAACCCAAGCGGAAGCGACACGTCAAAACCGACAAGGAGAGAGCAGACGACCTTGTCCGATTTCTTATCTGTGAATTCGGCGGGCGCGAAGTCCCTGTCGGGCGCGGTCTCAATGGTTGAGGATGAGATGAACACTCCATGTCCGCACCTAAGTGTCTTTCAGATGGAATGTAAACAGTGTGGAATGACGTTCGATTGATATGCCTTTCTCTTATTACGATACAAACGCTGGGTTTTTTACCGCGAATTCGTCCGGTACTCTTACGATTACGGGAGACGCGACGATCTCTCCTGGGTGGGGGACCGTAGGGATTTCTCTCGAGAAGAAGGGGATCGCGCCCCAACTGTATTTCAGTTACCTCAAGAAGAAGTTCGGTCTACTCGCTGGACGTTCGATCGAGCGACGTCTGAAGACGTTGCAACGAGCGTTCGATAACGCCGTTGAGGCAGGACAGTACGCCCTCGGAGAGAAGCTACTCCTCGAAGTCGCCCGCGAGACACGTGAGTCCGGGATCTACGCAAAGGGGGTCCGGAAGTTCGTTGAACGGGAAGACGTCATGCGTCACCGATATAAGATTCGCGACGGGAAGATCAGCGACACACGCCTCGAGCAGTATACGCGAGCGATTCCCGATGACGTTCTCAAAAAGAAGAAGGCCGTCGAGGATGTCTTCGATGGGTTTGTGGTCTTTCATTACTACAACGAGGAGCAAAAGGACGTGAAGAAGATGAGCGACGAAGAGAGAGGAAAAATGCGTGACCCCATTCTCTTCGGATGGATCAGAGAAACGGATCGTCTCTACTTTATCGCTGACTGGGAGGACGAGTACTGCGACCTGACCTTCGATGAACTTGTCGGCGTGCTGGGGAAGGAACGAGAAGGTCGTATTGAGAAAGACGCGAAGCTTGATTTCGAGTCGTAAGACGGAAAGAATGTATGGCTCCCTCGTCAAAAAAACCTAGGGCAAAGAAAGCGGACACGGCGTTCGCGCTCACCCGCGAGACGTACTACGACCCACGTCGTCTCCATATTTCGAATTCTCACGTCTCTGACTTCCTCAAGTCCCGTGCGTACTACTACAAGAAGCATATCGCAAAGACCATGAAGCCAAAGGTCTCTGTGCCCATGAAGATTGGTAGGATCGTCGACTCCTGCATCACGGGCGAGAAGATTCCATACGACGTGAAGGTCCTGAAGCGCGACGATCCAGACCTCTTCGAAGCGCAGAAGGACATGCCGGACGACGTGTTTGTATCTCGCGATCAGATGGAGACAGCACGTGGACTCGCGAATGCAATCAAGGGAGCAGAGTTTTTCAAAGAATACTGCAACCGAAGGACAGAGTTTCAGTTTCTTTTGTCAGGAAACATTGACAAAACTCTGATCTGCGGACTGGCGGACATCGTGAGCTATGATGCAGAGACAACAACCTTTTACATCGATGATATAAAGACCTCTGCTGCCTACGCCGTGAAGAGTCCGACGAAGTGGTTCTTCCATGCGCAGGACTTTGGTTATTGCAGGCAATTAGCTGCCTATCGCATGATGCTGCGCGAGATTAACGCACCTCTTGCAAACGCTGAGCTAAAGATCGTCTGTCGCCACATCGTCGCGTCGAAGATCGAGGACGACCTGTATCAGGTGAAACTCTTCATTCTCTCCGACGCTGTGCTCGATCAAGCAGAGCGTGAATTCATCGCTGGCGTTCGTGCCATTCAAGACGCTATGGATAAAAACAAGTGGGAGGACGAACCTCTAACCTGGAACAAAGCAGAAGAACTCAAGGGCTGGGAAGACGAGACGATGTCCGCTGATGCCTGGGATGACGAGTTCGGTGAAGAAGCAGAGGATGTATGAAGGCGACGATCGGCTCCCATCTTATCCTTCACAACGCCCCACTCCATGTGGCGGCGCACTTTAAGGCGTTATCAACACTTGAGAACCCCCTCTGGCACAAGCTCATGCGGATGGGGAAGACGCGTGCAGTCTATGGGTGTCCAAAGGAGTTCCGGTACTGGGCGGAGTCAAAGGACCGTACGAAGCTGGCGCTTGGGCGAGGGATGCTGGAAGAGTTCTGCCTCTATATGAAGAGGGATTACGAGATTGTCGACGAGACTGCGTTCCCCAAGCTCAAAACTCCGCTCACCTCATCGATCGTCCTGCGCCCATACCAGGAAGGAATTCCCGAACAGGCCTTGGCTCGCTCGAACGGGATCATCCGACTAGGCACCGGGTTCGGGAAGACGATCATCGGTCTCAAGATTGCTGAACTCTTACAGGCTCGTACTCTCATCATCGTGCCCCGTCTAAAAATTCAAGAACAATTCTGTGAAGACATCAAAAAATACTTCGGATGCACAGCGGCTGCGGGAGGTGAAGAAATCCTTGATGAAAGCAGAGGACTCGTTGTTATCACTCTACAACTCCTCAGTCGGATTGTCGCTAGAACTCCTCGAGACGAGCTCAAGACTGCATTCGGCCTTGTCCTTGTTGACGAATGCCACACGACCGTCCCGGAAAAAAGCAGGAAAGTAATTCAATCCTTTGCACCCCACTATCTCTATGGCCTCACCGCAACGCCGCGGCGCACGGACGGGCAAGGCAAAGCCCTCGAATTCATTTATGGACCCGTTCGATGCAGCGCGGACCTCCCGCGAGACAAGCCGTCCGTTGAAATCTGTCACATCACAGAAAAAATTAGGATGGGAGAGTACGCCGAAATCATCAAAGCGCAAACGGAAAGTGTCGAGAGAAATCGAATCATTGCTGAACGGATTCTCGCAGACGCGCATGAGCAAAGGACCGTCGTCGTCTTCACCAAACGAGTCGAGCATGGGAGGCTCCTCTACGCTGAGCTGGAGCGTAGACAAGGAGAGCAGTTTAGAGAGGATTGTCTCCTCTTTGCAGACGCTCATTCGTTTGTACGAGACTTGTCGGATTATCGAGCTCGTACTTCTCGCGACTGTCCTCGTGTCCTTATCGGTACTTTTAGTCTCCTGAGCACAGGGATCGATCTCCCCTCTCTCGACACAATGGTGATTGCCGGCGACCTAAAGAGCGACGTGCTGCAAGAGCAGAGTGTCGGGCGCATCCTCCGACTCTTTGAGGGCAAGCAGTCGCCAAAGATTATTGACTTCGTCGATCTCGGGAACCCGATCTTGAAAGCGCAGGGCCGCACACGGCTTAAGTTTTATGCAGCTCAGGAATGGGATGTTACGATCCCGTAAATTATATACATTATGGAATTCATTCTTGCCCTTCTCATTGCGGCTCTGTCTGGGGTTATCGGGTTTGCTTTAGGAATGAACTATCTCTACACAACGACACACGCAAAGCTAAAGGAACCTGTAAAAGAGTTCTCGGACTTCATGACGGAGCTTTCAGGTAAACCTGCATCTGCGCGGGACGTGATCTTTGCGCTTAATTACTGTCTCGAACGGGTCCTTCTCCTCCACGGCATTGTGTTTAAAACAAATTTCTCTGAAGCTCCTCCTATTAAAGAAGAGAAATAAATTCTATGTCTCTTTAATGATCTCTATGGCTCCCATCGAAGAGAAAAAAGTCCTCGAATACGAAGACGCTCCATCCGGGTATGCCCTTCTGTACCGCGTCAAGGAGCCCTTTATGAAATACGAAGGCGGCTTCGGCTTCAAAGGCGTGCTTGTCTTCGATGGGAAGACCGATCAGGTCCAGTGTCACCTGTGCGGCACCTGGCATGAAGCGCTCGGATATCACCTGCGTCGTGAACACGCGATGACCGCTTCGGCGTACAAGGAGAAGACCGGGCTGCGACAGACGACCGCGCTCATCGGAGAGAAGTTCCGCGCCAAGCTGATTGCGAACGGACTGGAAGCGCGAAAAGCAAATCTTAGATCACCTAGAAGTCACAGCTCGCGTACTCGGGAAAAGATCCGCGCAACACTCAAGAAGCGGACCATGGAGAACATGAATGAGCGCGGCACCTGCCCCGATCAGCTCGCCGCACGACTCAAAGCACTCCACGACAAGCTCGGACGCACACCGAGCACAAGCGAGATCACCTTCTACGACACCATCCTCGCGGTCTACGGGAAGAATGGATTGAAGGCGTGCTGTGAGCGTGCCGGGATCCCGTTTCGCAAGTCTGGGGAAAACATAAATCACCCGACCTGGAAATGGAATCACGAGAGCGCGGTAAAGTTCTACCGCGAGTTTTGGATCAAGAACGGACGGCTGCCGAAGGTGAAAACCGAAATGCCACGCGCACTTTTGAACGCCCTGACGTTTTGTGATGGAAAGAAACCAAAGATCAACCGTACCGATGTTGTCTTCCAGGCAACCAACGGCGAGGTGGCGATTAAGGTCCAGCAAAAGAATAAACGATACTCGGAAGAGATGCTCATAAACGCGCTCCTTGAGTTCAAGCTGAACCACGGACGGGAAGCCTCGACCTCTGACTGTCGTCGGAAGCTCCTTCCCGCAGCAGCGAGTTACAGGTATCACTTCGGCTCATGGACAGCGGCAAAAGAGTTTGCTTACAATCTTAAATAAACCCTATGTCTCTCTACGGACAAGAACTCGCCGTTGTGGAGAAGGTGCATGACTGCTTGATTGGATTGAAGAATCAAGGGGAAACGATCAAGAGCCAAGCTCTCGACTTCTCGATCGGAATGTTGGAAGCGATTATCACTGAAGAGGAGAAGGTGAAGACGGAATAATATGACCCGCTGGCTAACCCCTGAAGTAGAGTCTCCTGACCCAAGAGTCAGACAGATTCTTGATCGTGAAACAGAACGTGCTATGCGCGACTCTCATCGAACCCCAGAGGATTACAAGAGCCTAAACCTTATAGACGAAGTCCACCTTTTCCCGCCAGAGGATTACGAGGCCGTTTGTAGCCAATGCGAAAGCCCTATCACTGAAAAAGGGTGGTCCTGCGGGCACGGCCAAAAGTGGAAAGGGAAAATAAGATTCGAGAACAATCCTGACTTCAAGAAAGACGACCTCGACCCCGCCTTCATCATCGCTTACGGATTCGTCGCTGTGTCAGGGTTCTTGCTTGGGTGTTTGCTCATGTGGGGGGTGATGAGGTGATATGGATTCCTCTACAGCCGTGCGCTGGACAGCGTATCGCGTCGTGAAGATCGGATGTGGTGAACCTGACGAAATCGTTGGGTACTATCGCACTCGGTCATCGGCGGACATGGTTGCAGCGACGAATAATTTTGGGAAGAAACATGGGTGCGGATTCTGCGGACATGGCGGAGGAAGCTGCACTGTAGAAGAAATCTCGATTGAACCTTGATATGCCCACCTCTCCACCCATCTGCCAGGCGTGCGGTAAGGAAGGACACGAGGCGATCCCTGCTCCAAAGGCTGTGTGTCCATTTGAGCTAGGAACGATCAGCGCAGAGACGATTGTGACTCGTTCCCACACCCACACCTTCACCTCTGTACGATCCACAGGGGGATTCTTTACCTGCGAGTGTGGAGCTACTCAATTTGATCCGTGAAGATCGAATAGCCTATGGACTCAAACTTCTCTCGCTTCTTCCGCGAGGCATCCCCTGAAGAAAAGAAACGTGTGTGGAGAGAGGTCGTAGAGAAGGCGAACGAGGAACAGCGGAAGGTGGTAGAGGAGGCTGAAAGTAAAAAGGAATAGGGTATGCCTTACACATTCGCAGAAATGAGGAGTGCGCTCATGTACCACTTCGTCCAGCACGAACCGGAGGACGAGGAGCAAGCGAAGAACTCCCTTGTTGTCTATGCTCTCATCACGGCACTGATCGGTATGGATGATAGGCTGACCGCCGCCCGTGAAGCGCGAGAGAAGGTGAAGGGGATGGACGGATTTGATGGGATGGGGTGTATGGAAGAGTGCTGTAAAGACAAGACCTGCAACCTGTGCGCTCACTCGGCAGAAGCGAAAGTCTGGCGAGCGCAACGTGACGCGATCTTGGAATCATGGCCTGAATGATATGCCTACCCTGAAAAAAAAGAGACACGAAACATACATTATTATTGCCCTTCTAAAAAGATTAGACCGAGCGGTAGACATGATTGTGGCTGGGGCTGGAATAGGGTTAGGATTCACTTTGGCGGTCGTTTTTCTAAAGGTGATTCAATTTAATTCTTGATATGCCTACTCAATCTGAAGTAGAGAATATAAAGATGACCATTCGAGATACGGCTATAAAAGTACTCTCCAAGATAAAAAACTCCGCAAAAGTCAACCTAGTAGTAACGGAAGGGTCAATCACTGTTTCGTACCCAGATGGTACGAGCGAAACATTCACTTTGGAGTCTGTATGAGCCTCACTCAATCCGAACGGGAGATCGTGGGGGAAGCGGTGGATATGCTTAAAGAGTTAATAGAGAAAAACGAAACAATAAATGTACCTAGTATCGCGATCTCCTACGTCCTCGGCCTTCTCTCCGCGCTACTGAAATCAAAGCCGGAGGAGGGGACGATTGCGACGCCTGGACAGGTTCTTCCCCCCATCCTCACTCCGACCGTCTCGAACACGAAAAACGAGTACCGCATTTGCTGTGAGTGTTCGGTTAATCCTCTCGCTCCCTCTTGCACTTGTCGATGCCACACCAGATAATATGCCTTCTTCACCGTTGCCGTTCATTCGGTGTATCAGTTGTGGTCGACCGGCAGAATATATTACCAAAGGAGAGAGTGTATGTTTTGATTGCTATGAAGCTCTAAAGAACAAATGATATGCGCCTTTAGCCATGCTTTTGTACGCTGCGTGTGGAGGGTAGAGGAGTGATTGTCCTTTCCGATCTCGGATACATTAACGGTCTGGTGGTTAGCTCACAACCATCTTTAATCCTGAGCTGATGTATTCGAGATCGGAGCGGGTAATACTGCCCGACCCATACATAATTCCTCCTTCGCTTTCTAGATAAGCGCGGCAAGGGCGTGTATGGTTCGGAGCGGGTAATACTGCTCCCGGTGATTCAGTACCACCGATATCTGTCATCCAGGAACTATCCCATTGAAGGGTTGGCGAAAGCCAGGTGGTCTTTCTCCGGAGGGATTATCTTAACGGCTCATTCAATGGGTGGTTTCTTTGAGGGTGTGATGGTGCTGGCTGTCAGCGGCATGAGTCAGCATGGCCGTGAAGGGTCAGGTAAATGGATAGGGTTCAATTCCCCCATCTGACAAGCAGTGCTTCAGGCACAGCCATCACACTCTCTTCGGAGCCGGAGCCATGGTTCCAAACAAAAGAAGCCTGTCAGTACATAACCAACAGACCCTCTCGTACCTGTCTCTCTTCCACGTTGTGGAAAAAATAAAGCGACAGGTGTAACGATCATGGTATCATATATGACGATCGGGGAAAAAATCAGAGCCGCTGCCAGGGGGGATGTCGTCCGATTTCTATTTAGGAAAAAAGAAATCGAAGCGACAGTGACACACATTTTTCTTAACGCGCCTAGACGACCCGATTCGATCGGACTTGATGAAGCCTCTGGGAAGCATTGGCTTATTTACGACGACGAAGAGAGTAATGCGGTGGTAACCTTTCTTTAAACTATGCCAGCTCTCGAACCGAAGCTTGTCCATTTTTCCGAAGAGGCACGATCAGGAATTATCCGAGGGATCGATAAGGTAGCTGACGCCGTCAAAGTAACCCTCGGTCCACGAGGTCGTCTCGTGCTTATCGAGCGCCCATTCGGCGACGACGTGATTACAAAAGATGGGGTCACGGTCGCACGGTCGATCGAGCTGTCCGACGCTCTCGAGCAGATGGGCGCAAAGCTCATCCGTTCTGTCGCTTCGAAGACTGTTGATGTCGTGGGTGATGGAACCACCACCTCGACGGTCCTGGCACAGAAGCTCATTCATGAAGGACGCAAATTACTGTTGATGGGTTACGACCCACAGACCCTCCGTGCAGAGATGGACCAGGCGTATGAGTACATCGCCGAAGAGCTGAAGGAGTTATCTCAACCGGTCGGAACGGAAGAAGATCTGTTTCGCATCGCGAGCATCTCTGCCAATGACGAAGGGCTGGGTCGTATCGTTGCTGACGCGTATGGGAAGGTGGGGCACGCAGGGATCCTTGTACTTGAGAAGGGGAACTCCGCCGAAGTAGAAGTTGAGATCGTCCCCGGCATGCGATTCAACCGCGGCTACACCGCGCCACAGTTTGTCACGGATCCGGAGAGGATGGTTTCGGAACTCCTAGACGTTCCTGTTGTCGTAATCGAGGAGCCTTTGAACGTTATCCACAAGATCCTTCCTTTAATTGAGAGTATTGTGAAGGAGACAGGGAAGCGAGATGTCGTGATCATTGCTGACGACTTCTCTTCGGATGTTCTTGGAACCTTTATTCTGAACGGGAGTAAAGGGAATCTCCGAGCGCTTTGTATCAAGGCACCTGAAATGGGTGACAGAAAAAAGGAGAAGCTGGAAGATATCGCTATCCTCACAGGGGCGACCTTGATCAGTGAGGAAGCGGGGCTCAAACTCGAGCAAGCGACGTCCGCCGTCGTCGGTCACGCAGGACGTATTACGTCTACTTCAGAACACACGACGATTGTTTCAGGCGGAGGGAGTGAAGAGAAGATCGCGGAGCGGGCCCGGGAGATCGAGCTCCAGCTTGAAAAGGTAACATGGCCCGCAGACAAAGAACGCCTACAAGGACGCATCGCTTCCCTGAAAGGCGGGATTGGAATCCTAAAGGTCGGGGCTGAAACAGAGATCGCAATGAAGGAGAAGTATCATCGACTCGAGGACGCGATCCAGGCAACTCGCGCAGCGATTGAGGAAGGGATTGTTCCAGGTGGCGGGACCGCACTCATCGCTGCGCGACCTTTTGAACGATGCCCGGTCATGGGACAACAGATGGTCTATGACGCCTGCACGGAACCTCTGCGCCAGATTGTGAAGAACGCAAACGGGGTGCCAGACGTGGTTGTTGAAGAGGTGGTCCGAGGGGAAAAACATGGGTTCGACGCTCGTCAGATGACGTACCAAAATGATATGATTGCTGCGGGTATTATTGATCCAACAAAGGTCGTCCGCACAGCTCTCCAAAGTGCAATCTCAATCGCAGGGCTCGTGCTTTGTACCGAGGTAGCGATCGTGAATGAACCGCGGAAGGAAGATGATAAGAAAACTAAGAAGTAATAGACTCGGTATGTACACCGCAAAACTCAAACGAGGAATGGCGCAGGACATTGCTCTCATTTTAGGGGGAACCATCGCGCCGAAGGAAGTTGTCGACATGAAGACAATGCGCATTCTCCTGAAGATCGGAGACAAGTGCGAAGAGCAGCTTGCGGGATTGAAGGAGGAGCAGCAGAAGCTCGACGACTCAATGAAGGCCTATCGTGCTCGCTATGCGGAGATAACAGATGAAGAGGAGAAGAAAGCGCTTAACAAAACGGCAGAGGCCGAAGCCAAGCCGTTCGTCGACCGCATGAATGAGATCCGTGAAGAGGAGTGCGTAATCGAGTTCAGTGATGATCAGATCGACATGCTCCGCAAATCGTTCAAGAAACAGATTGCTGACAACCTGAAGAGTGCGAAGTACGCGGTCGAGCTCGCCGATCGGCTGGAAGTACCAGACGAAGAGGCGAAGTAGTTACTGAACGTTCGCCTTCTCGAGAACGCGCAAGATTAAATCCTTGCGCGTTTTATCGTCGAGCTCGGAGTAGGAATCAGAGGTCACCACACGGGCGATGATGTCGTTTGCAAGGTCTGTATCAGGAACGTCGAGCTTGAGACGTCGGGTCTCTGCCTCAGAGAAGAGTTGATCTTGGAACGGCTCACGGACCTTCTGGATAATAGAGTTGATCGCATCCTCGCGATCGTCATCAGAGAGCTTCTCCCACGCCGGGGTGCTGACAACTTTATCAAGCACCGCTTTAGTCACACGACCAGTCATGGAGACCAGCTCATGGTGCTCGTCGGCGGTCAGAGAAACCGAATGCCCCGAGCGAGTAATGTTTTCGTTCGGGAAGCTGATCTCGATCCCCAGTCGTGTGAGTTCGGACTCGACCTTGTCGGTAGATTCCTTGGAGTATTTGATAGGAAGTGTCTCACGAATGAAGCCACCAGGGCGCTCTACTTCGTTTCCAAACACATCCAAACGAGCACGTACTCCCTGAGAGAGACCAGGGATCTTCGTCTGAATCGTCTCAAGGAGTCCCTCCGGCTGGCGAATCGTGCGGTCCAGAGATCGAGCAATCCATGGGATAGCTGAAGGAATTTGACCCGTGACGAGGCCGTTCATGAAACGCTGAGCACTCACTCCACCTTCTGTTACCGCGTCCATTGCGTCTGAAAGACCAATAAGAAAGGTTTGATCAACGTAGTGTTTCGAGATACCAAGAATAAGTTCTGAAGCAAGACTAGAAATTTCCTCCTCTTTTGCGCCGCGTGAGATCTTATCTTGGACGTTCGCCGCAAGAGAAAAGAAGCTTGCGATCGGTTCGAGACGTTGATACTGCACCCACGTATCTCCCAACTTCACAGCGTAAGGAAGCTTACCTTCTCGATAGAACTTGTCGCGCTCAGCCTCATCTTCAGGAGCGGGTCCGGTGATCTTCCCCTCACCAGCAAGGAGAGTGATGTATGTTGCGAGAGTCGTTCCGATAGAGATACGTGCGATCGCGTCTGCGCGAGACCCTCCACCTTTCATGATGTCCCGAAAGTTTTTAGGAGAGAAGAGTCCCATCGGGGAGCGACGAAACGAAAACGTTGCTACGTTCACTGGGGTTTTAAGAAAAGGAACAATGAACTTCGTTGCGGGATGTTTCGCACGTAGTCCTTCAACACTCTTCATGATCCCTCCCAACTCCTCCTGAAAAAGGAACTCATTTGCTTTAAGCTGTGCCGCGTCCAGCATCTCATCAGATGGAGCTTTAATAAGTTCAGCCATACGCTGAATGCGGGCATCTCCCTTCAAACCTTCCTGCACAACCTGTCGATACGCAAGAGAATGAAGCTCTGCGGTCTGGTTCATGGTTCGGAAGAACTGGTCAGATGCCTGGAGAATCCGGAAAGGCGTACGGACAACCTTCCCGGTTCGTCCACCGATTGCGCCACCAGAAGTCGTAGCAACTTCCGCCCCCTTTCCAGCCGCCTGCATACCCTCTTCCGTCCGAATTGCGTGTATAAAGTTTCCTACAGCTCCACCAGAATCCTCTAGGGTTTTAACAAACTGGCCAAAAGAAAGCGTATTGATATATTTCCTCAACGCATCAGGCACACCAAGTTTGAACGCTGCAGTCATTCCATAGAAGTCATGAAACGCTTCTCCGAAGAACCGCTCACGCTCCGCCCCCTTCGTGAATCCGTTCATCATGAGGTCTGCTGTCGCCGCGAACACCTTCTCTGCCGGTCGAAGTCCTGCTGTCATTGCGTTACTCACGGCGTTCACAAGCCAGGTTGTGGGAGTCCAAAGCTTTGCAGCGACAGAGAACTCAACAATTTTATCGAGCCAGTTGGGTTTCGAAACCTCTGTGAGAAAATTCTGAATAGCCTTCGCGTCTGGACCAACATTCTGAAGAAGTTTCGCAAAAGCGAGTTCAGCTTCGAATTCTCCCTTCTCGCCAGTCGCTCGCTGAGTAATACCCTGCATCTCAATGAACCGACGTACTCGTTCCTCTGCTGCGGTAGATGGACGAATTGAAATACGACGCGCTCCAGTAGCACGAGCAACCTCAGATCCTGCTGCTTTAGATGCCGCTTGAAGTTGTAGATTCGCTACCTTAGCGGCCTTAAATTCTTCAAGAGTTTTTATCGTCGGATTGTCAATAAACCGGCGTCCCGCTTGAGAGACTTCGACAGCGGCAGCGACTGCGAGCTCACGAGCCGCTGTCATCTGTTCGGCGTTAAGCACCGTCCCCTTCGGCAACACTGCCAGCTCTTCCGGCGTAAGGTTACTCCGAGCCGCTGCTGTAAGCGTATCTTGAAACGACACAACCCCGCGAGCGCGTTCAGCGATCTCTCGTGTAAAGAGATCGGTCGTCTCACGAATAACAGCCGCAGCGTCCTCTCCCGCGTCAATACGGGCCAGGTTCGTGCGAGCAAGGCGCGCAATATCCGCTTGAGACCCCGCGATTTGAACCACCTCATCCGCCGAAGACGCGCCCCGAGCAACGGCTACTGCCTCATCGCTAAAGCCAGAACGGGCCAGCGCACGGGATTCTGCGATCGCTTCGTCCGAAAGCCCTGTCGTTGTTCGGACAAGCTCTCGAACGGCAGGGGCTGCTGAGCGTGCGGCTTCTGCTTCACGAAGAATTCTCGTGACCTCCTGCACATCCTCAATAGGAGCAAGAAGCTTGGCAAGAACTTGTCGGGCCTCAGCGGACCCAGTGAAAACTCGATCGAGGATCTTCAAGACTTCTTCAGGATTCTGTGTACCAGCGATCCTTACAGATGCCGCCGCCAGGTTGTCCGAACCTCCGATAGGAGTGAGGTCAAGCCCAAGCCCGAGTCCGATCAACGGCGCAGAGAATAGCCCAATCGGAAGACCTGTTTTCTCAGCAGTAAACTTTGCCACATCACCGATAATCCCCATCCCCTTGTTTGCACGTTCGAACATTTGTGGAATACCGTAGGCCTCTCCTGGTTCTTCTCCGGTCAATTGACCAGCAAGAACACCACCGAAGACGGACTTCGAAAGAGGGGAAGGAGCGATCCTGCCCTTATACTCCTGCTGTCCAGCGCTTCCTGTAAGAAAGGTTGATGCTGCTGCCGCTGCGAAAGGTTTCGCAATAAGCTCTTCTCCGAGTTTCGCTTGAAGACGGACAGATGGAGCGAGGAGGGGACTCTCAGAAAGCGGGTTCACTGCTCGAGAACGGAGCCGATCACCTAACGTAATCTTTCCGTTCTTTTTTTGCTGCTCGTCGAGATAGGCTTTCTGTTCTTCTATTCCCTTCCATGGACTCACGGCTTTCGCGATCGGTGTCAGAACTTCCGTGAACGTAACCTGACCGTTCTTGTCGAGATCAAGAGCGGTCTTCACGTTGTTGACGGTATTCTCGAATCCTTCTTTGATTCGGTCAAGGAAGTTTGACATAGAGAGTTATGGAGTGATCCCTAGTTCAAGCATGGTTTGGTCGGCAAGATCCGTAATCGGATCACCACTCGAGGAGGACTTTGCGCTCGTGAGTTCATCTCCTCCCTTTAGTTTAAAGTAGCGTTCGCGTTCTGTTTGCGTGACGTTGTCGAGCCTCATAGACTCAACGTACTGGATGAAGAGTTGGTCCGCATTCGAGAGGTTTCCTGTCGACGAGGTGACAGAATTGAAATCTACCACTGCGCCACCCATGTCAAAGTAGAGATCGTCATCGTTGCTGTACAAGGCTCGATCTCCGCTATAAGAAGCAGGGACTTCCATATCTCTGAGATAGGAACCGGAACCTCGGTCGTAGATCTTGATCGACTTTTTTTCTGAAGAGGGTAGTCCGATGTCAGCTGACCCGACCCCACCTCCACCAGAGCCGCCTCCACTTCCACCTCCGCTCAAAACGAGCTGGGTTTCGTACTGTTTCGTTTCCGGGTTCCATGCGATGGCGTAGAGATCTCCTCCGACACTTCGGAGTTCAGGCGGAGAAGACTGGTTACCGAGTGCAGTAATAACATCTGTAGAGAGACCAGTCGCTGCCGCATACTCTTGGAGCTCGGTCTCAGAAAGGCTGCCAACGAGACCGTACTGAAGGATGAGGTTCAGGTTCTCTCGAGCCGTCGAGTCAGCTGCCGCCCGCTCTTCCTTCATCATCTCGATCGCGGAGTTTACATTGCCAAGCTCGCCGACGATCCCCTGGATCCGCTGGTTCATGAGACGCCGCTGTGCTTGTGGGTCGAGGTTCTGCCATTCTTCAGGACGATAACCGTACACGCCGGCAAACGCCTCTTCACGGAGACGCTGAGCCCTGGATCGCAGTCCAGATACGTCGTATCCAGTTGCTGAGGCACCTGTGCCTACAGGAGCTGTTAAAGATCCCGAAGCAGAAGATGAGCTCGACGACGAGCTTGAGGCTGGAGACCAGAGCCCCTGCTGCTGAGCGAAATCAAGATTGGCCTGATCATTTGATTGGGGAGTCCCCGCCTGCGTACGCGCATAGGCGATGTCCAATTCTCGTTTCTCCGCTTCAGTGAGCACACGTGGGGTGGGGGAAGGGGGAGGCGTACCTGCCGCAGAACCCGTCTTGATGATATTCGCAATCGAAGAGGAGAGTCCTTGTGCGCCAGCTCCCGCAAGCGAAGGAGCATCTGGTGCCTGTGGAACATTTGGAAACGGGCCCATGACCTTAAACTGCGATCCGATAAGCTTATCGAAGAACGTAGGAACGCCTGGAAGATCTCGGACAGGCGGAGAGGTGATTGCGTTGCCACTGAGGTCACGATTTGTCCAAGCCATAAGATTACTGGTAGATCGATGTTACATCACGGAAGGCGGTCTCCTTCTCGCCAGCCCTTGTCCTCGCTTCCTCTTCGATTTCGCGGGGGAGAGACCCGTAGTTTCCACCTAAAGGAGTAAAGGCTAACGTATCCGATCCTGCTGAGAACACCGGGGTCCCCTCGATCACACGACCGACCGTCTGTGTCGTGCCGAATTTAGGAATCAGCGTTGCGGCATAGTCGGAACCAAAGTAACGTTCTCCTGTTTTGGTTGTGTCTTGGAGACCTCGGAGAAAATTCATCTCTTGTCCGGTTAAGAGAAGGTTGGTGTTATCGGCAAGTTCGCGTTCCTCGCCTTGACGCACTCCACCGTACAGCATTCCACGATCTTGCAGATCACCTTGTGTCGCACGAAGATTTTCTTTGTAATCCTGTACGGTTGCCATCTCGCGCAGACGAGTGTCCGCGATCAAACGGTTGATCGATGTCCCGAGATCGAATTCGGCATTTCGAATAACCTCCTGATAGAAACGATTCCCGCGGAGCTCGTCATAGGCCTCCTGAAGCCACTGCGCACGCATCTCAGGAGTAACGATCAAAGCCGGGTTCTCTGACTTGGCCTCAGCTTCTTTTTGTTGCACGCCGAATTCGAGCCCGCTCGTGATTGTTGTCTCTGCCGCAGAGCTGCTAGAAGAAGAGGAACTGCCGTATCCAGAAGCGGTCGAGGCGCCGGCACCGTACGTCCCTGGAGCGCCGATCGTTCCAGCTGGGGCGGCTCGTAAGCCCCTCATGACGTCGTAAGAAGTAAGTGTCCCCTCACCATGCGCCTGCATTTCAGGAGAAGTCGCGACACGGGGAGTAATTGTCTGACCAGTTTCCGGATCAATAAAAGATTCGACCGTCTGGTTGGCACCTGGAGCTGTTGCAAGAAGATCGGGTCGACCAGCAAGCGTCGGAGCCCCACCTGTCATGATCACGTTCTGACGAGCCAAGGCCTCTGGAAGTGTTTGATAGGTTTTGTTGTCGTAGAGAGTTCCAGTCTTCGAACCATAGATCCCGTACCCACCACCCGGTAATTCTCGCACGATAGTTGGTTCTGGTTTTTCCTTTGCAACAGAAGGAGAAGCCGAAGAAGTTGTGCTCGCCGCCTTAATCGTCGATGTCTTTGGTTTCGAACTCTTTACGCCGATCGTTCCCGCGGAAATCGTTGGCTTTGCGTCCGGGGTAACCTGGGTGGTCGTGAGGGAGTTCTCAAGTGCAATCTGCGCATCCAAAGCCTCTTGCCTGGTTTTGGCTTCGTCGAGATATGTATCCTGATCTTCGACGATCGCCATATAAGGGGCGAGCTGCTCGTCGGACATGTAGCGTTTTGCCCCTCGAAACGTATCCTCTAGGCCTTTAAGCCGGGTTCCAAAGCTCTTTTCATACTTAGCCCGGGTGACACTAGAAAGATCTGTGCGGGCTAGTTGGGCGGCATAACGGTCGATGTCTGCTTTAATCGACTCAAGCCGTTCAATATATTGTTCGGAAGATGTGAGTGCCATATAAGGTCAGTATATCACCCCTTGATTCTAAGCGTCCTCTCTTGGATCGAGATCGTCCAGCTTCCCCACTGTTCGTCTGTCTTATCTTCTACATATCCGAGCTTCGCCATCATGGCCTCCACCTCCACCCAGTCCGCGTCGTCCATGCACTCTGTTGTGAGACAGGAGTCCATGTCTTTGAAGTCCTTGCTTGCCCTGCGAAAGTATCGAATCATATTAAGCGTCCATAGATTTACCAAGAGAGACAATCATGGTTGTCGGATGAGCCGAGGAATCATCGGCTTCGGTAAAGAAGAGAAGCGAATTGTCCGTCGGACGGGCGCAGATTCCCATAAATGTCATACCCGAATACCCACCACCCCAAGAAAGATCAGTGGTAGCGGTTCCACTCGAACGCCCGTACCGCTTGAACGTCGCAGATGAAGAGTTGGTATAGGCATCAACGATTGCCATGTTTGTATCCCCAATCCAGATATTCCTCGCTCCTGCTGCTGCGGGGGCAACGGACAAAGTGATCGTGTCAACGTAGGTCAAAACTGTCGTGGCAATCGTGTACCGTTTCACAACGGTCGATGCACGGGTCGCCCCATCCTGAATATAGATGTACCCCTGGTCAGGGTTGTATCCAATGCGTTGTGCGCCGTCCGTGATGGCTGTGCCAGAAAACGTACAGGCCGTTTCATTTTGTCCGTCAGCGTCGTAGCGATACGCGGTGGTCCCTGTTGTCGCAAACGCGATCACATAGTCCACACCTGAAATCACCACTCGGCAGAACACGGTGGGGGTAATCGTGAGGCCAGATCGAGAGTACGTCTCCGCACGCGGATAGACCCAACGGTATTGCTCGAAGGTGTCGTAGACATCGAACTCGGTTGCTGAAGGAGATGTTGCAAAGAGATAACGACCGAGGCTGGTCATCGCTAAAGAGGCGGAGACGGTCTGCCCGACATCCGACGAGTCAAACATGGCGATTCCAAGATCAAGGTTCGTCTTGACCTTCACGGCTGTCACGATTCCTGTAGCAGGATCAAGCGTGAAGGTTGCCACGCCTCCCGCGTCGTACCCGCGAAGGGAAGTGGTGTCCATTTTAATCCCAGACGTTGCGCCCGAGGCAGTCTGAAGAGTAAGGCCGGTGATCGTGCCTGCGGTCAGTGTCCCCACGTCGGCGGTAATTGAAGAAAGGGTTGAGACAGAGAGCTTGCCCGCCGTGATCGTCGAGGCAGCGATCTCGTTTGCGGTGATCGAACCGGCTACGATGTTCGCGGCGTCGATGTTCTGTCCGCCTTGTCCTCCGAGGACGGTGTACGTCGCTTCACCCGTGCCATTTTGGGCAATAGCAATAAGAACCTTCCCGGCCCCGACGGCAGTAGTTGCGGTTGTTGTTGTTTGGTAGGCCGTCGTGGAAACACCTGTGTCCAAATATACATACGTCTTCGCGGCCATGTTGCCGGTGTTTCCGGCGTCGATTGAGTAGGCTGTCCCATCTGCGGCAGTAAACGTTCCTGCTCCCCATGCCACGGTATCCGCGTCAGTGACCGAGAACGCGGAGGTCTGAGCCCATCCACGGTTGGCTACGTTTAGGTTGCCGAGATCGATGGTCCCGGAAAGGGTTGAGGTAGCGATACTCCCCCCTGTAATCGTAATAGAAGAGCAGGTAACGGCTCCTGCCTCCGTCCAGCGGAACGGAGCTGTCGCGCGATCCGCAAACGCAGCGCCTGCCCATCCACGCACGTCATCACCTCCCGACACGGTGGAAGCAAGACCGAAGGTGTTGGCGGCATCACGAATGTAATCAGAGCCGATTGAGAACCCGCCGATTGCACCACCTGTTGCAGTAATAGTCCCACTAATCGTTGCTGATGTTGCGACCAGAGCTCCTGCGTGGGACACATTGAACTCTGCACTCGCAGGTGTGTCATCCCCAGCCCAGAACGCGTAGGTCGCGTCTCCTGCTGCCGTAGCGAGTCCAATTCCTGAAGAGGTGATCTTCCCTGTGGCGATAACCCACCCTGTCACCCCTCCAATGTATCCAGTGTTAGCCGTAATGACACCGGTGATTGTTGCGGAGGTAGCGACAAACGCCCCTGACTCATACACACGGTACTCTGCGCTTGCGGGGGTCGCGTCACCAGCCCAAAACCGAATGTCGTCTCCTCCAGTAACCGCCGAAGAGAGCCCAACAACTCCAGTCGAATCTGTGATCGAAGTTGCGTTGATCGTCCACCCACCAATCGTTCCAGAATCGACAACCAATGTCCCTGTAATAGAGAGAGACGATCCATTCCACGTCAAATGATCTCCCGAACTATCCCCGAGAGAGAAAACAAATTCTTCCAATGTCTTATCCCAACCAAGGTAATACCCGATCCCGTCATCATATCCGTCAACACCCTCACTTTTAATAAAGGTGTCTTTCTGCATGATAACCGAATCGATGAGGTTCCCTCCCTGAACCTGTGGAGCATAGACCTCATCCGTCGTCGGATTCGAGAGCATGTCTGAGGATTCAGAGCCGATGGGAGTTGACACTCCCATCCCAGAGACTCCTTCAACCTCGCCTAACGAAAGAGGAGCGATCGATCCATCAGATCCATAGCTCAGCAAATTCGTGTATCCCTGTTCGGTTGAGTCGGACATACCTACTCATTCTCCTTTTCGTTTATTCCCTCAACAAGAGCATTGGTGAGAGAGAAGCCGTCAAAGATTGCTGGATCTCCATTACTTGTTCCTGTAAACCGAAGCTTGATCCGATGAAACGGAGCATTGATCCCCGCCCAAGAACTGACAACCTGTCGAACCTGACCGATTGGACGCCAACTCGGGTCGACGTCCGTCTTTAGAAAGACACTCATCGCCCGTCCGTTATCCATAAATGCTGACAACGAAGCAAGGGTTTGTTCTAATGCCGGATTCCCGCCGATCGTAATCCACGCCGTCTGAAGGTCATAGATAATATTCGATCCGAGGTCATCGTTTCCCGTATCCATCTTCACAACACTTCCTTCCGATGTAAATCCAAGATGAAAGAAGTTGCTTCCGTCATCATAATCCGCGAACACACGGAATTCGTGCGCGTACGTCCGGATCACCCAAGTTTGCGTAGAGATAACATATCGAAGACTTACGTTTGCAAACGCGATCCCATCGACCGTCACATCGCCAATGAATGCTTCGACGTGATCTTCATCTCCCCAGAGACACACGAGATCACGGTTATTTGTCGGGATCGCTTTCAAAAAAGACCGCACGGGTTTTGACACCACTTGGGGGAACCCACCTTGATACGCGACAATCGCCGACTTCACAGGATCATAGAACCAGAAGATCGAGCCAGAAACAAAGGTGGCTTCCTGCGAGGCTGCGCCGAAATAAATTACGGGATCGGCGTCGGCAGATCGCCCGTTAAAACGATACATAAACGAGCCTGAAAGACCGACCTTCGAGAAGAGAAACTCTTTCCCGAAACGATTCATGGCTGTCAGGTTTGTTCCGTCGTTTGGGTTCAGAATGAAATAGTTCCCTGACGGCCAAGTGATACTCACACCCGAGGAGTCCGGCAAGGAGGAGAATGTCACGCGATCCGTTGTGGTGTTCCCGATAAACAGCTGTTGCTTGTAGGATCCAAGTAACGCTCCTGTAGGAGCCCCATTAAAGTTCGTGCCATCCCAGGCCCCACCCACTGAGCCGTCCCAAGACTTCGGAGACTGAAGGCCGTTTGAAACCATGACACGATCAAGAAATGAGACGCTGCGAATCTTCGCGTCTCCGTCGTAGGAGAGCCCTTTACTGAGCCAACTGCTTCCAGAGAGATAGTAGGACTCACCGTAGACAAACGCGACCAAGACAGGGTTGGTCCCATCATGTTGAAGAAGTCCCTGCCCCTCATCGGCATACAGCACGGCACTCCCAACACGCGTGTACCCGTTTCGGCCTGTCAGAAACCCAATAGCGTCTGTATCCATGTTCTGGACAAGACGCATTTGATTCGTCGGCATGAGCGAATCGGCAAGCACAGTTCGATCCGCCATTCCGCGATGAAAACCACGATAGACGATTGGGTCGATCCTTTGGCCCATATTACCCGATCCTTACGTAACGCGGTTGCCCCGGAGTATCCCGCTCGATCGTCTGGCGGAAACGTTTTGTATATTCGATATAGTCTTCGTCGTTCATGTTCAAGGTTCCACCAGCTTCGTGCTTCTTGATTCGGTACGCGACGTACTCAATCGCAGGAGAAATATCCTGAACCAGGATCCGATCACCGAGGGAATCAATCTTTTGAAGACGTTTGTAGTAAGAGATAAAGAGAACTTTATTGTTCACTTCCGAAGACGCGATCGGCCAAAGTCGGATCTTCCCGTTGCTCGCGAGCGTGTAGTACGTCGGGATGCCAGAGACGTGGCGCTGGAAAACATACGCGTCGTCCGCATGACCAGCAGCCGCAATCCCCGTAACTCCAGTGAGTGTCTCAGACGCCCGTGTATTCCCTGTGTAAGCGATTGTGTCGTCCTCGCACTGAATGTTGCCCGAGTCCTCGAATCCCGCAGAATTGTCTAGGATGACAGAAGTAGAGGCAGAGGTAATCGCTCCGTTCAACTTCGAGTAGATCATGTCATACGTCATGGTGTCGTACTCACGTTTGGCGATGTATCGAAGTGGAGGATAGTTCTGTAGACGAATACTAATGATCGCAGAAGGATCAAACGTCTGCGCAATCGTTGTCGGAAGTGAAACCTCCCAATCACCTGTCGTGAGGGTATCCAACTCCTCATCAAGAACTTTCGCCTCGGACCAACGTTTATTGTATGAGTTTGCGAGAGTAATGAAGTCGTTGAGAAATTTGTAGAGATGCTCTAGTTTTAAACGCGGGTTGACAACCGTCCCTGCCACGGAAAGCGCTCGATCAAGGATCTCGTTTACGGAATCGATTTCGTACCCTGCATACGGAATCGCGTCGGAATATCCGGAGTACGTCGTCGTTGATGAGTTTTTAAATCGCCAAAAACCATACCCTGTTGAGTTGGTCGTATCGTCGTAGATTGTATCCATGAGCTCTGCCGTGACGCCGGAAGTCGCAAGGACCGACTTTCCTCCAGACTCCGTTGTGGCGCGGGAGAACTCTACTTGATCATAATCCACTTTATAGATGGGGTCCCCAGGCGTGTGAGCGTGCGTCGTCCCTCCTACAACGAGAGTGATTGTTGTACCAGAAGGAGACACCGACGCATTGATTTGAACGATCTCCGCGCGCTCGCTTCCCAACTCTCCGATAAGGATAAAGTCGCTCGTTGCGAATGCAGAGATACTCTCAACAGTTAGCGTCGTTGCTCCAGCGTTTGAGCCAGCCGAAAGACTCGAGACAGGCTTCCCTCGAACGAGTAGCTCCGTGTTGATAGCTCGAAGAATCATAGGTATCACGGAGCCTTTTCAATTTATTCATCTCAGTCCCACACCCAACAAAAGTCAGGTATGGTCAGAGCTGACTAAACGACCGCAACAACGGGTTCAGCAACAGGCTCCACGACTTCCTCTGGATCGAAGTGAGACATAGTATCCCTAGAAAAGAATTAGGCTTTCCTCTGCCTACATCATACTATTTTTTCGCGTTGATGTAATCTTTCCCCGAGACCTCGCGATAGAGCTTGGCACCGAACGCCCCAACAGAGACAGGGATCGTAACAAGGACTGCATCTTTGACCGCTCGCATGACATCTTGATCGTCGCGGAACAGGTAAACGATGAATCCGACCAGGCCACCTGCGACCGTGACCTCGATGGTGTGTAGGAGCGAACGCCAAAGCTTTTCTCGATCCATAGATGATGATTGTCCCCCTTTAGACGGCATACAATGTGCGTGAATGGTTAAGCGAGTGAAGTGAGTGGTGGACCTTCTGGGAGTTTGGCGACGACATCGGCTTCCAGCTCCTCGATGGGTTCGTTTGGAGTGGTGAATAAGAGTGTGAACGTCGGCATATCAGGAATGTGGAATTTCTTTTGCCCATTCCACACATACACCTTCGGATCCCCGTGCGCCTTGATGAGACGCTTGGTGGGTTTCGCTGGTTCGAAGACCTTTCCTACCTCAAATGATGGATCACGATACTCCCACCCCCCAAGAAGTTTCGCTTTACGGTGTCCAAAATGAAGATGGATAGCACTTGAAGAGCCCGTCGTTCCAACCCTTCCAAGAATTTGACCTGGGATAACAGGATCACCTTGCTTGACGGAGATCGATGAAAGATGAGCGTACATACGTCGCCAACCATCTGATCCTTGTACCTCTACGAGATTGCCATATCCTCCATTCGCTCCCGCAAAAACCACCTTACCCATGACGGTCGAAATCGCTGGGAGGTTAATACGGTGTGTCCCAAAGTCCAAGCCAAGGTGCAATCCTCCCCAGGCTTTATAGTAACGTTGCCCTGCAGGAGAACGCGCAAACTCAGTAGAACCGTATCCCTGTGTTTGGTAGTAATCTCCTTGGATGGGATGCATAAAGAGGATCGGTTACGACTTATTGACTGATCACGAGATTCATAAGTCCTGTGAGCAGTGAACCAACACTTGTCGTTGCGACAATCCAGAAGAACCTCTTCAACCAATTGAGATCCTGCGCATGTGTCGCCATTGCGACCTTGATATCAGTTACGTCTTTTGCAAGATGCATCAAGTGGTTATCGCGGATATTAGTAATCTGTTCTTGTAAATCGCCTTTTTGAGTCTCACATGGGTCCCCCATATTTCTTCTTCTTTACAGACAAGGATGGTGTTTTTTCTGTTACAGAGAATTTGAGAAGCCTCTCTAACTGTCGCAGCACTCCAGGTGTCCCCTCGTAGATGAACGTCGGAATGTTTGACCTAGGGGCCTTAGAAGAATATTTCCCCATACTAATTCAAGTAATACCAGGCGAAGAATGCGAGGGCCACCGCTGCTCCCACCACCATCTTTGCTCCGTTCCACCCGTCAAAGATTCCCCAGAAGATGAGGATAGCGGGGAAGGTGAGCAGGGAAAGGAAGAGAGAGAAGCGCATAGATCACTTCAACTTTTCTTGTAGAGACAAAACCGTTTCAGCGTCTCCGGGCGTCCACTCCATTTCATCCACAAGCTTCAAGATTCGCGCTTTCTCATCAGTCGAGAAATCTACCTCGTACTCACCTGCCGCGATCTTTCCTTCCGCGTCTGCATGAGTACGAATCTTCTTCACGATTTCAAGGACAGCCGCAAGTTCGACCACAGCAAACTTGCGAGCCTGTCCTTCTTTTGTCTGATTCACGACGTAGAGGATGAGTCCGAGTTCTTGTACGGAGAATGTCATAGCGCGTTAGGTTCCATGAGTATAACCAACGAGATAGAATGTCGTTCCCCCTACGTCTACAGCGAATTGGTGCGATGCTGTCCCAGCGACAGTAATTGCGTCAGCGACAAACTTGAAGATCGGTTCGTCTACCGAGAACGTCGAGAAGTCGATCCCGCACGCTAGACCACCTCCGTTGATATTGTTATGTGTAACATCCATCGCCCACGTTCGAGCGGCAGCACTCGTATTGTGTGATAACGAAATCCCAGAACCAGAACACGTCAAGGTCCCAGAGGTTTGAGTGGCTGTTTGTGTGATCTTCACGTTCGGAGTGTTGTTTGTGAAGTTGGCCGAAGCATGACCAGAACGAAGCAGGCGATGAAGACGAATCGAGTGCGTCCCGTCCGTATCTTCAATCGTTGTCGCTCCCGTATGCTGACGGTCTACGTTGATGTACGCCCCAGCGACATCTGCTGATGTATGTGCGACGAGCGTTGCTTCTCCATTCATGTCGATACGAAGTCCTGTGGACATTGTGGTAGAAGAGCTGTGGTTTGTGACGTAGATCAGTCCGACAGAGTCACCAACAGCCGCTCCGGATCCGGTAAGTTCCGCTAAAATGGCCGGTCCCATCCCCGTGTTGTTGGATGTCCGAGAAGCCGTCAACGCCGCGACTGAATCATTTACAGCGTAAGAAATCGTAACCTTCCCCGAGTTTAAGATGGTGAACCGTTCCGCATACGAGGTATTGTTTCCAATGGAAAGAGCGGTGTTTGCGTTGTTTGAAGTGTTCCCCCAAATAGTAACGTGGTTGCTTCCTGTTCCATCGCCTCCCGCTGTGGTACTCCCTGTCCCTTTGATAAGAAGCCCCATGACGTTTCCTGACGACCCGAGCAGACCAGAGAACAACGTAGACTGATTCGATTGAGTATTGCTCGCTTGTGCATAGTAAGCCGCCGTTGCATCCGCAACGCTCGCGGAAATCTGAACAAATACACCATATCCACCCGTTGCGGGCACTGTGAGTTGGATGGCTCCATTTCCTGATGATGTCGGTGTAAGGACAACGATTCCATTATCCTTAACAACGAAATAAGTCGAAGCATCTGTCTTGCCAACAAAGATTTGATTACTATTCCCGTTGGGAACATCAGGAGTCAAGACAGCCAGGGAGCCAAAAGAGCTGCCTCCCGCACAGGTAATTTTTACTGCGTCAATAGAGACGGCTGATGGAGAGGTGACGACAATACAATGGTTCGAGCCACTGCTTGTTCCTGTATACGCAACCGTCACTCCATCGCCAGTTGTGTCTGTAATCGAAGCTCCCCAAGCAAACCCCGAAGCCGTTGTCCAAGACAGCACCCCTGAACCATCAGACGTGAGGAACTGTCCTGAGTCACCATCGTTCACCGGAAGCGTATAGGTGATGTCACCCGCCTGTGTCCCCACCTTGAACGCGGTGTAGTTCGTACCATCAGTCGTATCCTCGTAGAGGCGGAGTTCAGCGGCCTGCTCTACTGTACCGAGCAATCGGTACACACCCGTTCCTTTCGCCTGGAAGTCAATGCCGACGTTCGTTTCACCGGAAGCAGTGAACTTTGGATTCACTCCCGTACCACCGTTTGCAAACGTGATCTCGTTCACCGCATCTGCGGTCGTCGTGAAGATGATGAGTTCATTCCCGTTGGCATCTGCGATAAAACCCCCGCTTACAATCTTTGGGGCGGTGAGAGTTTTGTTTGAAAGCGTCTGAGTTCCAGTGAGGGTTACAAAGGCTGCACCTGCGCTCGTAACCTGTGTCGCTGAGCCAGCAGAATCCTTGTAATGTAGTTCAGAGACTCCAGCGACATCCTTTACGTAGAGGACTCCCTTCTCTGCCGTATGAGTTGGTGCATTCACCTGCTCGTTCAGGAAAAGAACATTTCCGTAAGCAAAGCCATTGAAGACCAGTGAGTTGTTCACGGTGAGGTTATGGTTCGCCACGACGTCACCAACAAACGTAGTTGCGCCCGCAACAGAAAGACCGGAGGACATGGTGACATCCCCCGAAAGAAGTGAAGTTGTTCCGACCTGCAGACTAGCGGAGAGTACGAGAGAGGTCCCGCTCTCTTGCGCAAGTTCTGTTACGGTTCCATTTACTGTGACGTTCCCTGACGCGTCGACGCCAAAGAGAATCGTGCCTGAACTGTTTTTTACATTGAATACGTTCGCTGTCTGTCCGGCAACACCCTGAATAGTCGCCGCGACCTGTGCAGCGGATCCAGCTTCAAGTGTGTAGGCGCCTTTTCCGAACCCACCACCTCTCCAAGAGTCAACAACTTGGGCCATATTTGAAGGGGTTAGTATTCGGCGATAACTTCAACACCCTCTCCTGAAACAGTTGCGTCGAGCCAGATAGCGGAAGCGTCCTTCACCTGAAGCCCGATCGCCATTCCAGCGGTAAGTTTGTAGTGAGCAGTTCCTGAGTTCAGGGCGTTCGCGCTTGAGTTTCCGACAGTAATCGTACCCGTGTTGGCCGTCTTGGCTTTCACGACAACAGACGCACCGTCAGGAATCAGGGCAGCGTCAAGCTGTTCTGGCGTTCCTGACACAGCCACGTTCTTCTGCGCGGTGTAGATCTTCGCTGTGTTTGTAAGTCGCATAGAGTTTGCAACCACCGCCCCTCCTCCTATGAGGGAGTGACAAGGAGGAGCGGGTGGAAGTTTCAAGTTTATTAGACAAGAGCAGTCCAGTTTGTCGTTCCAGTGCAGTATTCGGGTTTATTGCTACCACCGTTGAACAGGATGTCTCCAGCTGTTCCAGAGAGGTTCCCGTTACCGGTTGTCCCGTTTCCACACCAGAGCGTCACAGTTCCCGACGAAGAGACGAATGTCGCCATCTTGAAGTAGTTCGTCGAGACAGCTCCGTCTTGAGCGAGAGTAAGCGGGATTGCGCCGACCGCGGACGCGTGATCGTTCTTCACGTACACGAGGCTGCGAGCCGAAACATCCGCACTATTACTCACGAGGTTCAAGATCTTCCCGGTCGTCAGCGCATCAGCATCGCCGATGTCGATAACGGTTCCGGTCGTGAGAGCCGCAGGCGAGATATCGATGATACCGCCTGTCTGCGTCGTTCCTTCATGATCGATGAAGATGGCCTTACCGGTCACTCCATTATGATCGATGAAGATGGAATCACCCGTCGAATCCTGCGTCGCTGTGATCAAGGACGCGCCAGTTGCTGAGGCGTGATCGTTCTTGATGTTGAGCAGGATAAACGAACCGGTGTCCGAACTATTCGCAATAAGGTTGATGCCCTTACCCGACGTGAGCGCGTTCAGATCACTGAGATCGAGCGCAGTTCCAGTCGTCATTGCTACAGCGGAGATGTCTACTGCGACACCACCGGCAAGCAAATCAGAGGCAGTCACCTTAAAGATGGTCGTCTCGTCGTTCGCCGCAGAGGCAAACTCGTTCAAGATCGCTGTGCTACCCGTTGCCCCAGAATGGTTGGAGTAGATCAAGCGTCCAGTGGTCGCAATCGCCGTAGCAGACGAAGCAATGTGCAGCACGATACCAGAGGTAAGCGCGTTCGCATCTGAGATGTCGATCGCCTTTCCTGTCGTCATCGCCGTTGCGACGATATCAATAGAAATTCCAGCGATTGCGCCATGCGTGATTTCGAGTGCATCACCAGTTCCCAGAGAATCCATCACGATCTCGAGGCCCTTGGCGGTGTCCGTGACTGTTCCAGAGGTATTCGTCACGGCGTTCTCGATGCGCAGGACAGAGCCCGTCGCTGAGAACGTTCCGCCACCGTTAATGATGGAAGTGCGGACGAGCGACACCATGTCGAAGTCGTCAGCGACTGTTCCAGTCGTTACGGTACGCTCCGAAGACATATTGATAAGATCAGCGGTCTTATCAAGAGTTCCAGTAATGTTTCCAGAGATGTGTGAGAGGTCTACAAGACGACCCGTTGTGAGCACAATGGAGGTCGAAGTGACATCCAAGAGCGTGCCAGTCGTGATCGCATCCGCGGACACCGCAACAATCCCCTGACCAGCCGAGGCACCAGCGGTAGTCGCTGAGTCAGCGGTCACTGTCACGACACCAGCTCCGGTGTACGCACCAGTCGTCACGATCTCGAGCGCCTGACCAACGGTCCCAGCCCCCATCGACAGTTTTGCGACACGTCCTGTTGAGGACATGTTCGCTCCGCCGCCGACAATATCGAGCAAGATACCGTCCGTCGCTGCTGTAGCGCTCATGTGCAACATCTTTCCAGTCGTCAACGCGCCCGCCACGATGTATGCCACCGTACCAGACGTTAGACCAGAAGGAGAGACATGAATGAATGAGGAAGTTGTAGAACCCGTGAAGGTTCCGGAACCAGAGAGATCGATCGCGCTTGCCGACGTGAGCCCATTGTTCACGATCGCAAGCGTGTCTTCGTTATCCTGGTTTGTGATGGCAACCTTACCATCCAACATGACAAAGTCTCCTGAAGCGATCGCAAGTGCGGTTGCATCTGCGGTCCCTGTAATTGAGACATCGCCGTTTTCTCCAACCGAGAACACTGCTGCACCAGCCGTTACATCCCAACACTTGAGATAGTGACCGCCGTTCAGTGTCCCCTCCGTAAGCTCAAGATGGAGCAACGTTCCGGTCGTGAGTGAGGTCGAAGCAAACTCCACAAGTCCAGTGTTTGCTGACGCACCCACCGTCGTTGCCGAGTTGTTCGTGATACGGAGAGAGCTGGCGTTATCATCATCGGTCAGAAGGAGTGACCCATCGGACACAACGACATCGCCGGCTGTAACCGTGAGCACGTTGCTCCCACCAGCCCCTGTAACCGTGATTGACGCTGTTGCCGTAAGCGCTGGCGTAATCGTTACAACACCCGTAGATGTAGCACCGATCGCAATCGTTCCAGACCCCGCGGCATCAATTGTGAGGTTCACGTTACTCGATGCAGCAGCGACAAGTGTCGCGGAGTACACCGTGTCGAACGTAGCCTTTCCTTGACCGGTAACCTTCCAGGTCGAGCCGGTTCCCAACACATCGTTACGTGTGTCGGTCGTGTGTGTGAACTTCAAGAGTGCGCCCGCAGAATCACCGTCGCCCGTAATCGCGAGCACAGCGGTATCCTGGTTGACTCCAGCGAGAGTCACTGAACCGATGTCGACAGAGATCGTCGAACCACCGTTGTAGGCTGCATCGAGTGACGAACCACCTCCACCTCCTCCTTCACAGCTCACTCCATCTGCATAGAGAACGCCGTTGAGGAAATAGACTTTGTTCGTCGTGATCGCTGGGGCTGTAGACAAATTCTCCAACTCCAGCGCTCGACCCGCATGCACCCCGTGCGGGAATTTACTCCCAGAACCGTATGGGGTAGGCATAAGTTTTATGTATTACAGGTTAGGCGTTCGTTCCAAGCGATCCGGCAGCAAAACGAGCATCATTGTGTCCGTAGTCCATTGCAAAGGTGGACGAGACATAGATGTTCTTTGTTTTGTAATCGGAGTACGGCTTGTCAAGAACAATCTCTTGAGACTTCCGAACCTGGAGTCCAGTTTCAGGACCCTTCGCCGTCATATCAAACCCCCACCAGTACGCAGCGGCGGACGTGGAGAGATACGGCAGCATAAGCGTGTTGAACGCGCCAAACGGGGCGCCATCATTCTCAGCACTCGACGGAACCATATTCTTCTTCAAGGCCCCGTTGATCTCCATTGCGCGGAAGCTGATTGAAGATCCCTTGCGGAACACCAACGTGTCGTAGTTGATATCCATCAGGTTTCCCTTCGGATCGCGGATAAGCGAGCCTGTGCGCCAGAGCGCCTTCAGAGCATCGTCTTCGAAGTCCATGTTGGACGTCGTGCCGTCGCTGACCACGTTGCTCCACACAGCACCACCATCTTCTCGGGTGTGCGAGCTGTCGATGAACTCTTGGGAATCCCCACCAAGCACGCTCTTCGTCCAGTTACCGGAATCATCCGAAACTGAGTACGAGCTCGCGTTATTAATAGAGTTCTCGAGATACTCCGTAAGAAGACGCTCCTTCTTACGCTGACAGGTCTTCACGAGATCCTGCACAACTCCCTCGAGCTTGCGCTTCTTGATCCCGAACTTCCATTCCTGCATCGTAAACTGCGCCATCTTGCCATGAAAGACCTGTGTGTACGTTTTGTCGTAGCCTTCCACCGGGCTTTCGCTCGTGATGATAGCGTTTTCGGTAAGACGCGCCGCTTCACCGAACCCGCTCAGGCTGGAGTCCTTATCGTAATAATCTTCCGTGCTCTCTTCGTGATAGAGCTTGAGCACATCACCTGGGACACCGAGGTTGGAAGATTTCTTGTACACGCGCTGGATCGATACATCGAGCAGGTCGCGTGCCGTGTCCAATGTCATTGGGACTGGCATATCAAATCAATGTCAGATTATGAGTTAGGTAGCGTCAGGGTTCACGCCAGAACCAGGAACAATCCAACCGATGATGCGCTTATCAGAAGCCGCACCCATTGGAAGACGCTGAATCACAACAGCGTCATCGCTCGTGTCGTCAGTCCCTGTGTTGTTCACGGTATTCGCATCGGACAAGATCATGCGATCGCCGTTATCTGCAGCAGCGGAGTTGTTTGCGGTTTCGCACGCCCACTGTTGAGAAAGGGAAACAACGAGTGTTGCCTTTACGACCGTGGCTGTAGAAGCAACCGTTTCTGTTGCAATCGCTTTCAGCTGCCAATATTCGAGCGTCGCTGCGCCATCCGACCATGTCGTGGCCCCAACTGCGAGCGTCATAAGATCGCCCTGAGTCACTGCATTGGACGAGATTGGCAGTTCGATCGAATCCTCTACCGTACCGGAGGTGAGGAGATGGAATCCACCTGGAGTTGCCATAAGTTTTATTGATAATTAGCCAAACATCTCTTCCAGTTCTTCGGCGGAGAAGCCAACAAGCCCACCGCTCCGCGCGATCTCTGAAAGACGTTCGATTTTCTTCGACTTTGGGGCAGAGGATTTTTGACTCGCGCCTGCCCCACCACCCACAGACGATTGTCCAGAGGCAGCGGCTTTTTTCTTCGCGAGGATCTCTGACACTTTCTTCGCATCGAAGCTTGACGTTGTTCCAGAGATTGCGCGATGCGCTCGCTCAAGAAGCTTGCCAAACTCACGGGGGTCTTCAGGGAGCTTATAGATCCGAAACTCAGACAAGAGAGAATTCCATCGAAGATCATTCGCCTCGATCCCAATCTGATACTCCGGATGATCGGTGACAAATTTATTGATCTCCTCATGTTTCACTCGTTCGTACTCCTGACGACGCATTTCGATCTTGCTCTTTTCAATATCATCTGACTTCGCGTAACCAAGTGCAGAGGCAAGCTTCTCGAAATAGTCGAGGTCTTCTTTCTTGAACTGGCTCAGATCGATTTTTGGTTTCTCCGGTGTTGTTGCGACTGGTTGAGGCTGCGCCATTTGTGCTCGACGCAACTCCGCCAGCTCCTGCGCCTTCTTCGTATAATCTTTGTGAAGAAGAATTGGATCGTAGCCCGGATGCTCCTTCTGATATTCCTTCACCGATTTTCCGATGGTGAAGATATGGTCGAGATCTTCCTTTGAATACGTCACACCATCAATCTCTATCGCTTCGTTCTCTTGACCAGACGGTTGAGACTCAGCGACAGGAACTTCCGATGTTTCCTCCTTCTCTTGAGACCCTTCCTCAGATTCTTCAGACGCATCTCCTTCCTCCTCCTCTGAAGGAGATGCTTCTTCCGCCTCTGGGGGAAAGACCTCCTTTTCGTCTTCGTCGTCAAGATCCTCCACAGATGTAATGATCTTGTCTGCGTCTGACATAAGGCTCCGATGATCGTTATGGTTACCCAGTAATCCTGGGTCCACGATTTAGGTTGGCCGAAAGAAAGAACGCCTAGCGCTGTCTGGCGCAAGGCGTCCCGAATGTTGGGTTTCTCCGGCTCCCTGAAGACCCCCGAACACGCAGGACGCGTTGCGCCCGATGCGGAGGAGCCTCTCAGTTTTCTATTTTTCGAAGTATGCGATCGCGTTTTGATTTGCGTACCCTACACACTTTGCGTAAACCTTCTTTGCATATTGCTCTGCCCCAGACACCCCCTCGTTGTATGAGAGGACCTTTACCCGACGATCCATCACGATTCTACGGCCATCTTTCGTGATCTCATCAGGAATCTCTCGAAGATGTACCGGAGGAATCATGACAAGAGCAAAGTTTCGACCGTTCCCCTCTGGCTCGATTGAGATAGAGAACTGGCAGCTTGCCGGATCCCCTTGTCCCAAAATCTTCTTCACCGCGAGAACAGTTACGTCTTCCTTTCCAGGTTCGGCGGGGACAGTCGGCTCATCTGTTTCACGTGAAACAGGTTGATACTCAGCCGTTTGCTCAATACGCTCAATACGCTGGGTAACGTCGCTCAACTTTGAAGACATGACATTCAACGCTTCCGAAATATTCTGCATCGCTTTCACGACTTCGCTTCCCTCTGTTTCTGATTTCGCTTTCGGGGGTCGCCCTTTACGCTTTACGATTAAATCCTCTGTCACTTCGTTGGCCGCTTGAATGGCCTCGATTGGTGATTCCATACAAAGATGGCTTAACCCATTGTACTCGTTGAAGCAAGGACGGGGAGTGTATCGGCGTCAAGGACCACATCGAATGATCCAATGAACACCAATTCCTCTCCCACATGAATGTCTCGCTGAGCCTTGATGGTAAATTTTTTACGGTACTGACGAATCGGAACAGACTTAGTCGGAATAAGACTGTCCTGTGCCTCTTCCGTCCCAAGGTA